CGTGATCACCGGCGATGTCCTCCCGCCGACGTGGTTGGCCGTTGAGGAAGCGATCCTCGCGGAGATTGCTCGTCACGGAGATAGCCCCGACGAGAAGGAGCGACTCGAACGTGCGAAGAGGACCTTTCAGCAGTGGACGTGGGTCTGTCTCGAGCCGTACCACTACCAGGCCTACCCGATCATGTTCGTCGCGAGTTCCCTCCCTCGCGTGACGCTGTCGAAGGGTGCGTGACATGCCCCGCGTCGAGCAGAACCAGAAGTTCGAGTTCACCGGCGAGCCGACCATCGACGAGGCGATCGCGGCGCTTGAGGAGGCTCGCGACAAGTACGGTCCGAAGGCACGTGTTCGCGTTGGTGGGTCGCTGAAGGCCTTCGACATCCAGAAGGGGTCGTTCCTGGCGTACTTCTTCATCGAACCGCCGCTGAACCGTGAGGAGCGTCGACGTCGTGGCTGACGAACCGAACCAGTTGTACCCGGAGTACTCCGACGAGGACATGCCAGGCATGGCCGAACGTGCGGACTTCGAGTACGGAGAGACAGACGCCGACCGTGACCGGTTCCAGATGCACGCCGGCGACGTCAGCGTTCTGCGAGACGGGAAGTGGATTCCGCTGGGTGTCACGGAGGACGGTGCAGTCTACGAGGTCGAGCCGGTCCAGTTCGAACGGCTCTCGGAAGCGATCGCGCAGCGGACGATCACGATGACGTTCGAGATGCCCATGGATGGAACGACTTGGGACTTCCTCGCGTTCCTGATGGGCGACGAGACTGTCCGGCAGTACCGTGAGGAGTACTACGCGGAGCTGGCGTGGGAGAGTGAAGGAGGAGCGATCAGATGAAGGCGAGCGAACTGATCGAGGAGCTGCAGCGGATCATCAACCGCGACGGTGACCTCGACGTGTACGACGGCAATGGTGTCGAGATCTGTAACGTCGACACCGATACGGACATCGACAAGTTCATTGTCCTGGATGCGGGGGTCTGAGGAACGTACTCAAGGTGAGCGTGACGGAGCTGCAGGAGTACATGCGGTGTCGCCGGCAGTGGGACTACAGCTCCGCGAACCGGAAGTCGCTGGTGCAGCGCGGTGCACCGCGCAAGGAGCTGTGGATGGGTTCTGCCATGCACGCTGCACTCGGTGCTCAGATCATGGGTGAAGACCCGATGGAGGCACTGGAGCGGTACATCCAACTCATACGGAAGGAGACCGCAGAGGAGTACCTGCGACGAGTGGGTGCACCAATGTCCACCGAGGAGTGGCTCGCGTTCGACGAGTCTGCAGTACTGTGCCATCGAGTCATCGACAACTACTTCAAGCACTTTGGGGACACGCCGTACAACGGCAAGAAGGGCAAGCACCCGAAGCTGACACCACTGGCGTCGGAGATCACGTTCATGATCCCGATGCCGGTCGATCTGTCGACGTCCGACTACGACGTGGTATACCTCGTCGGTACGATCGACGCACTGTTCACGGACCCCAACGGTGGGATCGTCATCGGTGACCACAAGACGTTCTCGCAGAAGGCGGACATCCGAGATCTGCAGCTCGACCACCAGTTCACTGGGTACGCTGCGTGCATGCAGGTACTCATCGACCAGCCTGTCGATCACTTCCTGTACAACGGTGTGAACAAGAAGGTCCCGGGTATCCCGAAGGTACTGAAGGGTGAAGGTCCGACTAAGGGTCGGCTGTCCCGTGAGTGGATCGACACGACGGCCAACACGTACCGTCGAGCGATCCTCGACAACGGTGAAGACCCGACCGACCCGTACTACAGTGGTCACCTGGCACGTCTGTTGGAGCGGGACACCAACAACAACGTGTTCTTCATCCGTCACTACCTCGACGTGTACCCGTCGGCAGTTCGGCAGTGGTGGGACAACACTCTGGCACTCCTCGAGGAGATGGCCCACGATCCGGTGATCACCTTCAACCGGACATGGACCGGGTGCTGGGACTGTGGTGTCCGTGACCTCTGCGACGCTCAGCTCAAGGGCCAGGACGTTGAGTGGCTGAAGAATGAGGACTACGTCATCGGGACGTACGGCACCAAGCAGGCCCTCGAGAGTACGGTCAGCCCAGAGACGGTCGGCTCGATTTCCGACCTGATCGAGTTCGCTCAGAAGCAGCACGAGAAGCTCCCGGAAGTCACCGGTTAATTCGACGTATACGTCGAGATCGGTACCCGGGCAACACGATAATACCGACCGGAAACGGAGGTGAAGCGGTGTCAGCTCGCTGTCCACGGTGTGGTCGGTTCGTGAAGGTATCCGACCTGGTGCCGGTGTGGGGACCAACCCAGTCAAGCGGCCCCGAAGAGGAGGTCTGCACCACCTGTGCGAAAGCGGAGGAAGTCGAAGACTTCTCAATCGAAGTTCCGTTGAACACTTGATTTCACCGGGTGGTTACCCTATAATTAACTAGTCCACCTACTATGGAGGTTACGCATGGCAGCAGTAGTCCAGGCAACCGCTACTCGGGCGGTGCCTTGGAAACCCGCAAGCCAGATCGCGGATGCACAGGGTGTGAACATGTGTGTCTTCGGTTTCCCCGGTTCCGGCAAGACGACGTTCGCAGCCAGTGGTCCGAAGCCACTGATCGTGGACCTCGACGGTACGGCAGCTCGATCGCTGTCGGACCGGGATGACGTGCAGATCGCTTCGGCCAAGGGTGGCTGGGACGAGATGGACGCCATCAGCAACTTCCTGCTGCGGGCTCGACCGGACGAGGTACCCTTCGAGACGATCGCGTGGGACACCGTATCGGCGATGCAGTCCTTCGCCCTGAAGAAGGTCATGAAGCAGTCCGCCACTCCGCAGCAACCGTCGCAACCGGAGTACGGACAGGCGAACCAGATGGTCATCGAGTTCGTCGAGAAGTGGTGTCTCTGGGCACGTAAGACGGGGATGAACGTCGTATTCCCGGTCCACGCACAGGAGGTCAAGGACGAATCGTCTGGGATCGTCACGCTCCGGATGGACCTCACTCCCGGCTGCCTGAAGGGTGTCTCGAAGGCCGTCGACTCGATCGGCTACCTCGCGAGCGACCTGAAGGACAAGCGCCGGCTGCTGCTGCACAACACCGCGAAGGTGGTCGCGAAGCACCACCAGCCGCAGACGGGTGCCGGTCGGATCGACCTCGAGATCGACAACCCCAACCTGTCGCAGATCATCGCGACGCTCAAGGGTCGGAAGGCGATCGCGTAATGGAGACGCTGAGCGAGTGGTACGGAGGTGACCCTCCACCCGTTAAGGGACCGTACAAGCTGTTCATGCAGCACATCACGCCGTACGGGACCGCTGACCGTCGTCGGGTGTACAAGAACCACATCGCTCGGCGTGTCGACCACCCCATGTTCGGCAAGTGCTGGACTGCACTGTGTGACCGCAAGGGAACGTGCTGGCGTGGGGAACTCGTCGGTCCGCTGAAGGTGGCGGACCTGTTCAAACGCGTACAGTGCCACAAGTGCATCAAGCTGGCCGGTCGGTACGGTCAGTACCAGGAGTACCAACGAGATCTGAGGAGGGGCAAAGTGCCCATCAGCATCGACTTCACCGGCGCCGGAGAAGGTGGCGACTACGAGGTGCTCGAGGGTGGCATGTACAAGGCCACCATCGAGAAGATCGAGCAAGGGAACAGCCGCGCGGGCAAGCCCAAGCTCGAGTGGACGTTCAACCTTACCGACGAGAACAACCGGAAGATGTGGAAGAACTACTCGCTGCAGCCGAACGCTCTCTGGGGTCTGAAGGCGGACCTCACCACGCTCGGCTTCGAGATCCCCGACGGTCCGTTCGAGCTGCCGATCGAGGATCTCATCGGCATGCCGGTGCTGCTCGAGATCAGCAAGAAGGACCACTGGAACGGCGAGACAGACTCCGAGGGCAACGTCAAGCAGCAGAACGACGTCGAGAAGGTCCTCCCGGACGACAACCCCGGCGGCTGGTGATCATCGCGGCAGTTGACCCGGGTCGGACTATCGGTCTGGCCCGGGTTGACACCCTTCACGGCACGGTCCACGCACATCAGGAGACGGAGCCACTTGTGGCGTTTGCGGTCCTGCTTGAGTGGGCATCTTCGTACGGACTCGACACTCTGATCGTCGAGGACTACATTGGTGGCGGTGTACAGAGTAGTGACGGGTTGTACACCGCCTCGCTGTCGGGCTTCTTCGAGTACGCAGGGAAGTTCCATGCCCTCCCTGTGCTAATGCGTGTTCCGCAGAAGCGACTCGCGGGCCTCAGCAAAGCCAAGGAGCACCACTACCCCGTACATGCTACGGACGCGTTGGCACACTGCTACGCGCACATTCGGAAGGAGCGCCTGTAGCGATGGCGGACAGGAAGACGGAGACGATGGACACGTTGCTGTCCATTCCGATGTACCCGAAGTACGACGAGCTGCTCAAGCTCGCGGCGCAGGGTGAGGGTCGGTCGGTGGCTGCCTACGTGCGGTTGCTGATCCTCAACGACCTGCAGCGCTTGAAGCTCGTCGACGAGTTCAACGAGCCGATTCCCCGAAAGGTGGGTTGATGGAGATCTCTCGGACGATCTTCGTGAAGCACAACGCGGAGATCGCACACCGGTTGTCGCTGCTTCCGGGTAAGTGTCAGCAGATCCACGGTCACTCGCTGCAGATCACCATTGAGATGCACGTCGGAGTCGACGAGAACGGCATCGCACGCTCCAGTGTGTCCGGAGAAGGGTTCCGACTCGACTTCGGGTACGTGAAGCAGGCCGTTCGTGGGTACATCGACGACCAGTTCGACCACCACTTGCTCTTGAACGCTGAGGACGATCTGCTCGGCGTGGGAGGCCATCCGGAGTCAGCGTACCCGGGACTGATGACGATGCCCGGTGACCCGACCATCGAGAACATCTCGAAGTGGATCGGCGAGTGGTGCGCCGACACGTTCGGCGTGTGGTGGATCGACGTCAGGATCGACGAGACCAACACGAATGGAGCGACGTGGTCAGCGAGCAGGTAGAGGTGATCCCGAACCAGGGCCTCCTCGTGAATGAGCTGTTCGGGCCGGTCTGGCAAGGAGAGGGCAGACTGACCGGACAGCTCGCTGCGTTCCTTCGACTGGGAGGATGCAACCTCGCATGCAGCTGGTGCGACACGCCGCACGCCGTCTTCTTCGACGAGCGAAAGGCGAAACTGCACAGGGAGGGCAAGGCTTACGATCCTCAGGTGGAGCTGGTCCGCTTGTCGGTCGGCGAGGTGCTCCAGAAACTGGACGGGTTCTTGCCTCGTGGTGGGTTGCTCGTCGTCAGCGGCGGGGAACCGATGCTGCAACGGGACCGGCTGGAGGTCCTGGTGACCGCGGCACTTGCTGGCGGACTGGATGTAGCCTTCGAGACGGCGGGAACGATCCATCCCGGTGTCCTGGCGGACAAGCAGATCCACTGGACTGTGAGTCCGAAGTTGAGCGGGAGTGGTAACCCGGTCAACAGGCGGTACCAGCCTGGACCACTGCGTGCCTACAACGAACTGGGAGCGGACTTCAAGTTCGTCGTGACCGGTCCAGTGGACGCTTCCGAGGTCGGAGAGATCGTCCGTGCACTCGAGATCGACCGTCGTCGCGTGTGGATCATGCCGGAGGGCACCACTCGAGACGCCGTTCTGTGGAACGCGAAGATGGCAGGGAACTTCGCACTCGCGAACGGGTTCAACTTCACACTCCGTCAGCACGTGCTGCTGTACGGCAACGAAAGGGGTCGCTGATGCACCACACCGACGATGCGCTCGCTGTACCGGGACAGGACGAGCACACCAACGGGTACAGCAACCGAAACCAGCTGCTCCAGAACCACGTCGCGAGCATCCTCGATCTCCTCGGCTACGACCGCAAAGATCAGCACTTCGCTCGCACACCGGAGCGGGCTGCGAAGGTGTTGCTGGAGTTCGCGCAGCGGGAGATGTCGTCGGAGGCCGTCGGCAAACTCCTCGAGGTGTCCTTCAGTGACGCGTACGACTCTCTCGTCCAGGTCGGTCCGATCTCGGTCCGGTCGATGTGCGCCCACCACATGTTGCCGGTCTACGGTCACGCATGGGTCGGCTACCTGCCGGACCAGCGCGTCTGTGGGCTCTCGAAGCTCGCGCGGGTGACAGAGTACTTCGCCCAGCAGTTCACCGTCCAGGAGCGCGTCACGGACCTGATCGCAGACGCGCTCGAGTACCACCTCAGGCCGAAGGGAGTGATGGTCGTCATCAAGGCGGTTCACGGATGCATGGCGCACCGAGGGGTTCGAGAGCCGCAGGCTCTGACGGCGACCAGCTCGGTGCGTGGAGTGTTCCGCAACGAGGTGGACGCTCGAGCGGAGTTCCTCTCGCTCATGCAGCCGACACAGCACTAATACGAGAGGCACGACTTTGAGACTGTACCACATCCCGCCAGCACGCTTGGCGACACAGGTCATCCCCCAAGAAGAGGACGGCCACCTGTGCGTTGCCGACGTCGTACTGTCGCACAGGGAGTACGCGGAGTACTACCGCTCCCGAAGCGATCGCGGCGACTGGCTCACGCTGGATACTGCAGCTTTCGAAGGGAAGGTCACACCGGTCAAGGATCTGTTCGAAGCGACACAGCTGGTGCGACCGAAGGAGATCGTTCTCCCGGATCTGTACCGGGACGCCAACGGGACGATCGAGACGTCACTGGCAGCAGCAAAGGAACTACGCGGTGTCGGGTATGAAGGACAGTTCATGGTGGTCCCACACGGCCAGACGTGGCACGACTACCTGTACTGCTGCGAGTACCTGATCGCAGAACTCGGCGACGAGACTTGCATCGGTATCATCGAGGAGACCGACGACCTGTACAACATCACCCGACCGATCGCCGTGGAGATCCTGGACGGGATCTTCCCGGAGTCACCGTTCCACTTCAACGGCGTCACGGAGCACCTCGGTGAGTGCTTCGACCCGGACATCCTGCAACGGGTACGAAGCGTCGATACCTCGAAGTTCGTCGTTTGGGGTCTCAACGGCGTGAACGTGGACCCGACGAAGATCCTCGCTGGTGTGCAGACTGTGCCACCGTACCCCGGACGCAAGTCTCTCGGCGGCCGGACCGGGTTCTTCGACCGCCAGCACGCAAGTGAAGAGGCACTGCAGATCACACGGACGAACATCAATCGCTGGAGGCGATTCCTCAAGTGACCACCATCGGACAGTACCAGACCGACATCGGCAACTGGGCCAAGCGGAACTTCCCCAACGATCAGCGTCACGATGTCGCACTCGGTCTCGTGGAGGAGGTCGGTGAGCTCTGCCGCGCGACACTGAAGCAGGCACAGAACGTCCGTGGGAGCTACTCGCAGTGGGAGGATGAGATCAAGCACGAGTTGGGTGACGTGTTCATCAAGTTGTGCCACGTTGCGTCCGTGTACGGTTACGACCTCGACACCCTGGTCCGGCTTCGCTGGGACATCGTTCAGCTGCGGGAGAGCGGCAGCAAGGAGGAGCGCAACCGTGTGTAGCATCGTCGGTGGGTTCACGGAACCCTCGAACCTGGAGGAGCTGAAGGAGCTCTTCGAGGTCAGTAAGGAGCGTGGCAACGACGCGTGGGGCCTCTGGGCGCAGGTCCGCGGCGTACCGGACCCCTACAGCGAACGGAACACCGGTCACGGTATCAACTTCAGCGAACCGAACTGGCAGGAGCTGTCGTTCGGTGAGAGCACCTTCCTCGGGTGCCTGCGTGGTGAACCGACCACGGAGTGGGAGGGCAACACTACACACGAAGACATCCAGCCGTTCACGGTCGGTGAGTGGACCGTCGTCCACAACGGCACCATCGCCAACGACAAGGAACTGTGGGAGCAGCTCCTCTCGGACGGGTTCGCACCGCAGCGGAAGACGACGAACGTCGACACCTGGATCATCCCTGCGGTGTTCCAGGTCTACGGGTTCGTAGAGGGTCTCCGCAAGCTGCAGGGTTCCTTCGCACTCCTCGCCGTCCACGGTAGCGTACCGGATACCATCTACTACGCGGCGAACTACAAGCCGCTGTGGGTGCTCGGTGACGCGGACAGCCGGACGGTCCTCTTCGCGTCGCAGGAAGCGTACCTGAAGCGACTCGCAGGTGACCCTCTCCACGGTCCATCGCCGCAGCAGATCAAGCCGTACACGTACGGGATGGTGACCCGCGAAGGCGTCATGGACGAGTTCGGGTCACTCTACCCTGTGCGAAGCCCTCACATGCGGCGGCGAGCACTGATCGTGTGCAGCGGTGGTCTGGACAGCTCCGTCGTGGCTTGGCACCACGCGGTCGCTCTCGGTGACGACGTCACGTTGCTGCACCTCAAGTACCAGGCGAAGGCCGAGATCAACGAGGAGGCTGCTATCCGTTCGCTGGCCGGGAAGATCAACCAACGTCTCGGTTACCCGCCGGACAACGGGATCGGAGTCACGTTCCTCACGACGGACTTCTTCCAGCAGCACGCTGTCAGTCCGCTGACGGACCCGTTCCAGGAGATCACCCAAGGTGTTGCGGGTGCGGAGTTCGCTCACGAGTGGGTCCCCGCACGCAACACAGTCATGATGGCACTCGCGATGGCCTACGCGGAGGCTCACGACTTCGACGTGATCGCGATCGGGTCCAACCAGGAGGAGAGCTGCGGTGGGTACCCGGACAACGAGCAGGAGTTCGTCAACCGGTTGCGTGACCTCGCTCCGATGGCGGTCAAGCCGTACCACCAGCTCGAGTTCAGTGACCCGTTGGGCGGTCGCATGAAGCACGAGATCGTGCAGATGGGAACGGCAGAGGGTATGCCGTTCGAGGTCACGTGGTCGTGCTACAGTCACAACTACGACGGTAAGCACTGCGGGAACTGTGGTCCCTGTATCATGCGTCAACGTGCATTCCAGATGGCTGGCGTGAAAGACCCCACGCTCTACGCTTGATGTTCCCCGCTGGGCTATCATATAATTAAGGGAGCCCACTAACAGGAGGTTACCGTGGCATTCAACGCCTACCAGGCGAAGCTGGTCGAAGCACTGACGGAGATCGCGGACGAGGGTACGTTCGAGGTCGTCGGTGGCGGTCAGGAGACCGACGACAACATCAACATCAACCTGCACCACAACGGCGACCACATTGTCGTGTTCTCACACATCATCCCGTAGTTCGAGTTGCCGGCGGCCACTCTTCGGAGTGGCCGTTTGGCGTCAACACCCCTACGCACAGGGAGGCACCGTGACCGACTGGTTCCAGGAGGCGGAGAAGCGTATCGACGCGACTCAGCTGCAGAAGGGGCAGGACTACCAGCTCGATACCGACCCGTTCTCGAACTTCCGACGCTCCGGAGCTCACTTTGGCCTTGCCACGTACGAGGCTGCTGAGTTCAACATCGTCCAGAAGCTCGAGCGTCTGAAGGCGTTGCGGGTGAACGGGCGCAATCCGGAGAACGAAGCGGTGGAGGACACTTACAAGGACCTGGCGGTCTACGCAACCCTCGCGTATGCCATGTACCTGGCAGAGATGGCGGAAAAGGCAACCGCTAAATCGACGGATACGGACGGATCCGAACCGGGTCAACATGAATATGACGACCAGGTTCCCGAGTCCCACTTGGAAGTGCCGGAGCGGGTGTCTCAGGCGAAGACAACCTGCCCGGACTGCGGGCACTTCGTGACCATTCACGTGTTGGAGGTGCGTCCACACCCACAGTTTGTCGCAGGCGAGACTCGTCGGGTGATCTGTAACGCACCCAACTGCGAGGACAACTGCGCGACGTGGAACCTACAGCTGATGACGGAGATGCAACAGGTGAGTGCTGAGTGGCCTCTGTGCGGACCCCCGACTAAGCCGGGTCGCAGCGATCTGGTGGTCAAGTCGGCGAAGGAGAAGGACCGCGAGAATGGCGTGTGAGGGTTGTCCACTCTCCGGACCGCAGTGTAGTGGCAGTGGTCCCGAGCAAGCGGATCTGGTCATCGTTGGAGAGGCTCCGGGCAGGCAGGAGGTCCAGAACGGCAAGCCGTTTGTCGGGCCGTCCGGGAAACTGCTCGACGCGACCCTCAACGAGATGGGGATCAAGCGAGCGGAGGTGTACGTCACCAACTCGGTGATGTGCCGACCGACGACGCAGGGTGGACAGGACACTGCCCCCACGAAGACGATGCTGCAAGCGTGCTCTCCGAGGCTGGTGGACGAAGTCCGAGCACGCAAGCCCAAGCTGGTGCTCGCGGTCGGAGGTACCGCAGCCCAGCGACTACTCCACACGGAAGACGGGATCACCAAGACCCAAGGGTCGATGAAGTGGAGTGACGAGCTCAGGTGCTGGGTCATCGCGACCTACCACCCTGCAGCCGTACTCCACGGCAACACCGGGTACTTCGACGACATCTACGACACCGTCAAGCGTGCAGGGAACCTCCTCAACGGCAAGATCCCCTGGCCAGAGAAGGAGGTCAAGCTCAACTGGCACTACGTCGACGACCCCAGTGAAGCGATCAAGGTGTTGCACCACCTGTACGCCAGTGCGACGAAGATCGCATTCGACACAGAGTCACGCACCAAGCACAGCAGCGGACCCCGCCCACTCGAAGACGACTGGCTCATGTCGCAGTTCTACGCTGGAGGAACTGAGGCGTGGGGCATCAACATGGAGGTGTGTCTCGAGGATCCGCTCTTCCGGGAGTCCCTCGAGAGGCTGTTCCTCAAGCGGAACGTCATCTGGCGGATGCACAACAGCCCCTACGACCGTCAGGTAGTACGTGCCAACGGGTTCACCGACCCGAAGAACGTCCGCGACTCGATGGTACTGGCCCTGGGTCTGCACGAACGCGGTGAGCAGGTCGGTCTGAAGGCTGCGTCTCGGATGTACTGCAACGCGCCGTACTACGAGGATGAGGTCACGTGGCCATGGACGGTCGGTCCACGCAACCACCAAGAGTGGCTGGACATGGCCAAGTACGGCTGCTACGACGTGTACTACACGTTCCTGCTGTGTGAGGTGCTACCCGCACTGGTCGAAGCTGAAGGCACCATGCCCCTGTGCAAAGGCCTTCTGACCGAAGCGTCGGATGCGTTCACGGACGTTGAGTTCCGTGGAGCGATGATCGACAAGCCGTACGCGGACGGTCTTGAGGCTGAGTGGCTTCCGATCATCGAGGAAGCAGAGAAGAAGATGCAGGGTTGGGCTGCATCGAAGGGGTTCCCTCTCGACCAGAAAGAGGTCGGAGCGCAAACGAGAGGGATGGCATGTCCCGTCTGCTGCAGCGACGTCACGTTCAAGGATCCGGACCGGAAGAACTGGCGAGCGGAGTTCCACTCAACGTTCGGACACGACCCGAGCTGCACTCGATGCATGAAGCGACGCTTTGTGCTGGTTCCGGACGAGCGACTCAACGTACGCAGCTACCCACAGTTACAGCACCTGGCGTTCGACATCCTCAGGATGCGTCACCCGGAGGGGAAGCGGAGCACTGAGGAGGCTTTCCTCGCCTACAACGAGCAGTCGGAGTTCACACAGCACCTCAGAGCGTTCCGTGAACGCGACGGGCTGCTCCGAACGTACATCCGCGGTATCGGCGACGACATCGGTCCGGATGGACGTGTCCACCCCGACTTCCTCTTGTTCGGGACGGTCACCGGTCGGCTCTCGATCCGCAACCCGCCACTGCAGACGATCCCCAAGTGGGGTGTCGACCCGAAGATGGCGAAGCTGGTTCGGAAGATGTTCCGCGCGAAGCCCGGGTACGTGATCGTCGACGTCGACTACAAGAACCTCGAGCTGTTCATCGCCTGGCACTACAGCAAGGACGAGAACCTCGGGAAGGCGCTAGTCGAGCAGGACTTCCACACGACCACGGCGAGTGCCATCTTCAACACGCCATACGATGAGGTAACAGGCGACCAGCGGTTCAACAGCAAGTTCGTCACCTTCGGGATCGCCTACGGACGACAGGCGTACTCACTCGCACAGGGTGAGTTGAAGGCACTGACCGGTGGCAACGAGCGCCAAGCACAAGCGTACATCGATCGGTTCTGGGGACTGTACCCGGACTACCATCGGGTGTACAAGCAGTTCCAGCACGACGCGATCAACCTGGGAGAGCTGCGCACGCCGATGGGTCGAGTGCGCCGGTGGAAGCTGATCACACCGGACAAGCTGAACCACATCCGGAACCAGGCAGTGAACTTCCCGCTGCAGTCGTTGGCCTCGGACACGTGCCTGAGTGCACTGATCCGGCTCAACAAGCGACTGCCACGTGAGGACCTCGGTGACGTCCTCTTCACCTGTCACGACTCGCTGGTATTCGAGATTCGCGAGGACAGGCTCCACGAGGCGGTCGCGGTCATCAAGGAAGAGATGACCGCGCCGCCGTACGACACGCACATCAAGTTGTTCGTGGATGTCGAGTACGGACCGAGCCTCGGTGAGGTTCAGCCGTACAAGGAACCGATCGCTGCCTAGCGTACTTCCTGGACGGGTGACGGCTGCGGACTCTGGACCGGAGCCGTCACCTGAGTCCTCACGAACAGAGCCACCGCCGTCGTGATGAACGCCATCCACTGCGACTGCACCGTCGCGGGCACGTCA